AAATACGCCGTAGTACATACGGCTAAATGCTGGATTCTGTGTCATTAGTGTTTCTGCTAGTGTTACAAGTTCGTTACGCATGATAGTTGCATAACCACCCTTTGCTGATAGTTCAGCATAGTTAGATACCTTTACCCGATTAAGTTCCTTCTGGAACTCTCTGAACTTAGGATAAAATGTAGATATCTCTTCGTAAATAGGAGATGTTTCAAATGCTGGGTCTTGAAGTGCTAGACCAACACGGGCAATCTTTTCCTGTGCTGTTCCAGTAGTGATACTCTCTGGTGGCTTAGCACCAAATCGAGCATCTAGTTCAGCAATCTTCTGGGTGTACCAGTAGTTAGGGAACATTCCAGCAATCTGGTCTTCTGCAATCTTTGACTTGAGCATCTGATAAATCATGCCCTCTGCCTCAGTTGCTAGTTCAGTTGTCGATAATGGACGACGTGCACCAGAAGACTTCTGCCAGTTGTAGTACTTAACTGAGTACTCTCCACCAGGGAAGAACAATGGAACTACATCTCCAGGAGAACGAGCAAACTTATCTGCTGCCTCTGGGTTATTGTTCAAGAATGTCCAAGCATCATCAGTACCACGAATATTGCTTGTTGTTCCACCAAGTGCTACTAGCAGGTTACGAGCACCATATGATTCTGCAAACTTTGTAACTGCCTTGCCATAATCACCAGGATAATCTTGTGATACTTTATCCCAGTGCTCATAAAGCATTGTCATTGTCATAAACTGCATCTTGTTGTTAGGGTTCTTAATCTTTGCAAGAACCTCAGTAGATGGAGTTGCAGGAGAGATACTCTGGAAGAGTGCATTGAGCACTCCAACCTCACGAGATAGTGACTCAGCATCATGGAATAGACGTGTACGTGTAGCATCATCTGCTAGCGGATTGTCTCCATAATCGCCTGTAGAGGCTAGATATGCAGCCCAGTCCTTCACGCCACGCTGTACTGTTGCCTGGTCTCCTAAGCGATATAGAACCGCTTTCTTGAGCCATGAAGGTACAACGATATCGCTGATGTTCTTTGGCTCACCAAATGGAGTAATCATGTCGCGAAGTACTTGGTATGTAGGACCAAATGCTGCTGTCTTACCACTTGCTGTAAATACGAACTGACCAACAGGACCTACTCCAGGAAGGATTGGGTTCACTTGACCAAATGCAAGGTTAAGAGACTGTACTGGTGCAGTAATCTGCAGAGCATCACCCATATTAACGTTCTTAGCAGCCATAGCACCAAGAACATTTCCTACTAGAGGAATCTTAAACTGTTGCTTATCTGAACCTGGTTCTCTGTAAAAAAAGCCCTGATTGTCATCATATGTCATGCCAGTGACATCGTAGATAGTATTTGAGTCACGTTGCTGTAATGCATTGTATGACTTAGCGAATCTATATGCAGGTACCTTGTTCTCGTTAAAGAGTTGTCCCCATTTATAAATGGTGTTTGCCTGTGCCTGTGCGAATGGAAATACCAAACGCCATGCATTAGCCCACTGACGCTGCTTTGCAGCATCGTAGAACAAATCTTTTACATAGACAGAAGCCTCACGTGCAGCCATCTGGTGGATAGTCTGCCACTTGCTATTGCCTACATGCTCATAGTTAGGATTGTCAAGACGCTTCTTGAGTTCCTTCTCCATAACACGAAGTGTTGGGTGCTTACGGGCTAGAGTCTTTCCACCAATTCGCACTGGTGCAAGGTTCTTAATAGCAATACTGCTTGCATACTTAAGGTCTTCTGTGCTCAGCATGTTAGCATAGCGACCTACAAAGTCCCAATAAGACATCTGGTACTCAGGTCCAAAGTTTAACTTACTCTCAAGGCGTGTTGAGAACTCAAAGAACTTATCAACTAACTTGCTGATTTCCTTTGTATTGCCCAGCATCATAGCCTTTTCGCGTTCTACGAGGACGCGTGAATTTGCCAAATCTTCTGGTGTAAAGTGCTTGTTAAGTTTATCCTTGAATACCTTCTCGAATATCTTAAGTTCTTCTGTAGACCTAATGCCTTGGCTCCAAGGAACCATAATCTCGACAGCATTTCCTGCTTCATCGTTAAACTTTGCAGAACCTGTAGCAATTAAGTCCATAATAAGATGAGACTTAGGACCAGTACCTACTACAGAACGAATCTGTCCAGCAAGTGTATGTGGTTGTGTGTCATCAAAGAAGAAAGTAAAGATGTTATCAGGGTTAAGGTTTTCCTTAACATTAGGATTTTCTAGACCTAAATCCTTCAAGAAGATAGAACGAATTCCCTCATTCTTATTAAATACACCTAGAATGTAATCCTTGATAACGCTATCTTTGCTATCAAAGTTATCGATTAAATCCTGTACATACTTACGCTTAGCAGCCTCATCGCCGTTAATCATTAGTTTAGCAATATCAGCATCGAACTTATCGCTTGCAAAGCGGTTTAGTGTGTATGCAAGTCCAATAAAGAAATCTTCGTGCTGTGAATCTACAGTCACATAGTGCTTCCAGATTTCAGCACGGCGGTTAGAATTGTAGTCAGATACAGATGCCCCACGATGGAACTGCTTCTGTGCCTCACGAACAGCCTCTAGTAACTCACCTTCGGCATCGGCATTCTTAAATGCGTTGCCTTCTAGGTCAGTACCAAAACGTGCAACTCGTGTAACTAAGCCGTTCTTCTTATCTGCGTTTGCCATAACCATAGCAATAAATTGCATTGGATGGCTAAAGATGCTGTTGTGTCCTGAGAACATTTGACGGAACTGCATTTCTGCAATGTTGCGAAGAATGTAAGACATACGGAATACTAACTGTGCTGTACGCCACACATCGCCAAGTTCTTCTACAAGAACCTTTCCAGCCTTTGCTGTGCCGTAAGCCTTGTTAAGTGTGTAGTTGTTGAGAGCCTTAACTACTTCACGGCTATCTGGTAGACGTACCATGTCCTGTAATAACTGGAACTCATGGATACCGCCACCTAATGCTACTTTTTGGTCTCCAGCAAGGATAACTGTTGGAACCTCATCATAGCCAAGTTTATTAACGCTATAAGCAGTTAGGTCTTTAGCCTCTTTAGAACCACTAATCTTAATAATCTTAGCAAGTTCATCACGGCTTGCAGCATCTAATCCTAGTCGAGTAGTGGCAACATCAACAACCTCAGACATAGCATCTTCGATAATCTTTGCGCGTTCCTGATTACCAGTAGATGCGAATAACTTACGGATAGTGTTATTGATAAGTTCTTCTTGACCACGACCACCAAGAGCAGTCTTAATCTGAGCAGAACTCATCCAATCCTCTACACCATTGGTAAGTGCTGTTAAATCACCTAGATTGTAGACTGCGCTGCGTACAAAGTAACGGCTGTAACTGCGCTCAATTGTCTCAGCCCATTTAACTGGAATAAAACTTACTGGGTCAACTAATTTAGCAACTGGATTTCCTACTAGATTGCCTACCTCGGCACGCAGCGAGAATGACTTAAAGATGCGTGGGTCAGTTGTTTCTTGTCCCATGTGCTCTAGGAATATGCGATATACATCATCTGATGTCTTAGCATCTGCTAAAGCAACAACCATATCAGCGTCTAAACGCTTACCAAAAAAGTTACGCACACGTACTGGGTCTGTTTCTGCTGCAACTACTTCTGCAATCTCAGCAAAACGACGGCCTAGCATATACTGTAGAACCTTCTTGAAGTCTGTTCCTAGTTCGCCACCGTAGTTCTCTGTAAGACCTACCTGTGCACGTACATACTCTGCAAGAGAATCACCTTGACCTGTTGGCAGGTCTAGTATCTTACCTAGACCCTGATAGTCTGGGTCATTAACAATATTCTTAAGAAGTTCTGGGTCATTATCTGCAAGTTCACGAAGTAAATCGATATCTTTTGCACGCTGGTCTGCTTCTGCTTGAGCCTTTGCAGCAGCCTCTAACTTCTGAGTAGTCTTACCAATGGCATCTTCTGTGCCCTTAATTGACTCCATAAACTTAGCAATATTAGGTCCAAGGTTAGTTGGGTCAGCAAACTCTGCTAGTGCATTACCAATTTCAGCCTTATTAGCAGCAAGGAATTCCATGGTATTGGTGATTACAACTCCACCAGTTTCCCCATAGATAGCACGAATGTTTGAGAATCCATCTACTTTCCAGATTTGCTGGATTGCATCAGATACCTTTTGGGTAACTTCTGGATTCTTAAGCGCAATAGTCTTGCCAATAAGCGATGCTAGCGTTTCTGCATTCTCTGAGAATAGAAGTGAACCTACAGGACCACCAAGTTCTTGACTATCTGCCTTCATAGCCTGCCATAGAGTATCAAATGCTTGACGAACCTCTGGAGTCTGTGTGAAGTCATTAGATAAATCATCAAATTGCTGCATTAACATAGTACGTCTTGCTGATTCTTCTTGCTTTACTCTACCAGAAGTACCAGCAAAATCATCTGCAAGGTCAAGAAGTACTGGCTTTTTACCATTATCAAGAGCGGTAACAATATACTCATCTAAATCATGAGCACCAACAGAGATTTTTCCTGGTTGTGGAACCTCATCTAAGATGATATAACCATCAAAGAATCCGCCAGTGTTCTTAGCATCAGCAGAAAGACGGTCTACAGCCTTTACAAGTTCGCCAGTCTGTACCTTTGGATTACCAAGAATCCATCGTGAGATGTTTTCTGTAGATAAAACTTCTTTTGCGAAGGAATCTGTATCAGCATTCTTGAATACATTCTCCTCAGTATTGAGAATTGTGTTAGCAACCTTAGCAATAGCCTTGGTCTTAACTGTTTCAAGACGCTGTAATTCTTGTTGTTCCTTGAGGAACTTGTTAGATGTACGAGTTTTAAGTCCCTGATTAGCCTTTGCTTGTTCATCTGCAAAGCCTTTAAGTTCTTTTGTGATTTCTGCGTTAGCAGCAAGTTTGCCTTCTTCTGTTAGTCCCTTAGTAAGAGCCTTCATTTCAGAAAGTTTCTTACCACCGCCAACAATCTTAGAAACAGCACCTGGTCCAAGCCATGTTGTAGGGTCTGCAGCAAGGTTGAGAGTAGCATCAACAATACCTGAGAGCACACGGTAGGCAGTTGTATTAGGTGTAGCACCTAAAGACTTAGCAGACCAACGACCAATGGTAAATGATTCACCAGCAATCTTGCCATACGCAGACATAGCCTTTGCTTGGTCCTTGCCAACACGCGATTCAGGTGAAATAAAGAATCCTGCACCAGTATCTACGCCAGGTTTTCCACCAACAAAATCTTGAATTAAAGCACCAAACTGTGTATTAGCACCACCTAGTGTTGCAAGGTCCTTTAAAAATAAACCTGGGTCTTTTTCTGCAGCAATGTCACGTGTAAGTGTAGTACCAAAGTCATAAGGCATACGCAATAGTGCAAATCCTGCACGAGATACACCCTTAAATGGGTCATACACGTAGTTTGAGAACGTATCCATTACAGAACCAACAAGACCACGGTCTTTTTTAACTGTAGCCTTAATCTTATCTACGTTCATTAGGTCTTGCTTAAGTTGTGAGATGCCGTCTAATGATGCAATCTTACCAATACCAGGAGTGTTTGCTGTCAATCCCTGGTTAACCATAGACATTACTAGGTCTTTGCTAATATTTGGGTACTTTGCAGTAATAGAGTAAAAGTTCGTATAGTTTTGAGGTGACAGATTAGCCATCGCTGCATTGATTGAACGTTTTTTAGCGTCATTGATGCTTTGCTGTGACCAAATAGAAGGAGGTGTATACGTATTAGCCACTATCTACCTTCTTCGTTAAATGCTTCGACCATTCGACGTAGTTGTGGTGTAGGGTTAGCCATATACATAGCACGGAGTAGTACAGAAGTCTGGTCAATTGCGTCTACAGGAGTCTGAAGTACTTCAGTACCAGCACCAGGACCACCAGGTGCACCTTGTGACAATGGTACCCCAGGAGTACCTGGAGCAAAAACACTTGAATCTGGAAGTTGAGATGGGTTTAAAGGCTGTCCCTGTGCTTGAGGAGAACGCAATCCAGCACTCTGTACATTAGTAGGTGCAGCACCAGCAAGACTTGCTAGATTAGCACGCTCACCATATGAACCACCAGATGCGTTCTGCATCTTTGCTTCGCGTTGAATCTTAGATACACGTTCTGAGATATTGTTATCGGTGCGCTTTGAATCTGCACCAACTCCAGAAACTACTTCGGCCATTAGTCCTCATCCTCATCCATGTGTTTTCTAATATCGTCTAGTGTTGGTGCTGATACCATCCATTCAGGACGCATCTCTGTTGCAGATAAAATCCATAATGCATTATCAACTGTAAATCCCGCTTTACGCAAAGACTTATAAAACTCGTGTAGTTCAATGGCATACTGGTCTAGTTTCGAGTAGTCCTCATCAACTACCTTCTTCTTTCTTGTAGCCATTTTATCCTCCGAGTCCTGCTAACATAGTTGCTAAGTCCATTGGTGCTTGTGGTTGTTGAGGGGCTCCACCAGAAGGTTGTCCAGGAGTCGCTGGGGACGGGGGCGCATTCTCAACTGGGCCTTGTGTGCCTGGTGGAGCCATCTCTGGCTGAGTTGGTTGCTGAGGTGTTTCCACCTTAAACACTGCCAACGCAGCAGCCTCGATACTGTCCCCTTTGCGACGACGTTCAATAACGTCGGCAATATTTTGAATTAACTTCGATGGGTCTGCACCTTGGCTAACCATCGCTGGAATAGCCTGTGCGCTTGCAGTAATTGCTGCAGTAAGGTTCTCACGCATCTTTTCAATCTCAATACGTTGTTCTTCCATAGAAACATTTACACTCCATGGCAACTCACGACGAATGAAATCCTTAGATACTAAATCTGCACCCAATGCTTGAAGAGAGAAAATCAGAGCGCGAGATGGGTCAAGTCCTGCCATCAAGCCATAGCGTACTTCAACAGAAGTATCACCCTTGATGTCCTTGCTTGGCATGTACTTTAACTCGTACGGTGTACCCTGTGCGACACCTCTGACACTCTTTTCTACATTGAATAGGACTTCATCCATTTCAAAACATAACTTGATGACATCTTCCAACACCTCAGCAAGGACTGTTTGACCAGCCTTAATCTGAGAGTCGAAAGCACCGAGTAATGCTTGGACACCTTGACCAGTAATAATACTTGCGTCAATGTTTCCAGTTCTACCCTCAGGATATCGAGCACCAATTCTTAGTTCTGACTGGAGTGCTGCTTGCTCCTGGAAAGTAGCCGCGGGAATATCCAAACGGACACGCCCGACACCTTGTGGTTGATTTGTGCGAATAATCGCATCAGGTCCCATAGGAAGGTCAATAACGTCATCAGGTACAACCATTGGAGCCTGAATAGATTTTTCTGCTGCTTCCATAGCAAGGTTTGCAAAACGAGCACGTGCAAGTTGTACGAATAGAACATCGTCAAACTGTCCACGTGGTTGTCCATCAATAGAAGGACGTTCTGCAACCAAGACTGTCATCTTGCCCATTGGGTTCTTGGCAGATGATAAAACTAAATCCTTACGTGAAGGAATATAAAGAACAATGCTGTTCTTATCCATGTAGCGGATAATTTCAACTTCTTGATTAAGATTCTGTTCATAACCAAACTGGCCAAGAATTGCTCTAGCCTGCTCAGGGAACTCATTTGCTAGTTCACCAATAGTCTTGTTGTAACGCTTAGCATATGCGACAAGACGCCCAAAACGGTCACGCTCATAGTAGACACCAGTTGGGTCTTCTACGCGGATACGAGGTAGTTTGCTGTCCCAGTCTGCCTCAACGTGAATAGGTAAGAAACCATAGGAGAAGTACTGGTCTGAACCTGGGTACATCTGAGTTTGTAGGCGTGAACTATAAACATAGTTGTTAGCAATCATTCCACGCTTATCAGCAAACTGACGAGCACGGTCAGATGTTACGTTTGTAGTTGAGCAGTTAATTGATGGCAGTGGTGCTAGAACCTCAGCCAAGTCATGTGCTGCAACGTCAACGAAGTTGGCAACCATAGCATGAGGCATTCCCTCAGGGAACATATCAGGGAAAATGTCTACCATTCTGCCCTTGCGCACAAGAAGAATGTTAGCCATGTTGTTATCGCGCTCTGCAGCACGATGCTTCATAGCCTCCACGCGACGCGCGATAAGTTTAATGTCTGCCATTGTTATCCTATTCGTATTCGCCAAATTCATAATCGTTGACGTTCATAACGTAACGAGTATCTTGCTGACGTTTAGTTGCCCATTTATTAGGGATGTGACTTTGATTGATTTTTGTACTACCGATTACTTCTTTTGCTCGTAGTTCACAAAACCACAAAGCCATTACACAGTCCGTCTTACCTTTGGTATCAGGCTTCCATGTAATCAATTGCTGAATAAGAGCCTTGATGCCCTCAGAACCTTCTTGAGACGGCATCTCAATTAAGTTATCATTGTTGTATTGCTGACCACGCATAGTGCCAAATAGCCCAGACATGGCAGCAACACCGAAAGAAGTGTCCCACTTATTCTTGCCAGTAAACTGACTAGAGAACTTCACACCATTGGATGCTAAGAACTGACGTAAGTCATCATCTAAAGCATATGCCTTCTGGTGAGCATTGATTTCAATTCTAATCTCATGCGGTCTGTACTTACCAACCCAGTTCTCAATCAGTCTCTGAATCTTCTGAGGAGTTGGGTCTTGCATGTTTTCAACATCTAAGATGTAACGCTTGCGTGTCTGGCGGTCTACAGTCATAGCAACTGCTGCTGTATTACCAGTCATAGCAGGGTCAAGACCAATAATGGTGTACCAGTGCCCTTGCTCTGCAGGGTGTCCTGGTATGCCTGGTTTTAAAGGTCCGCGTTTGCGCATCCTGTTGATTGCATTTTGGACACACGCAGGGGGAAAGATTGAGTCTTCCTGGACGTCTTGCTGTTGATAAACAAGTGCCCAAGCAGAAGGAGAGACTTCTGAACGTCTACGAAACAGTGCTGGCCCGTTCCATTTAGGATAAAGGCCGTCCTCATCGGGAACGATACTTTCATCTGAGCCCTCCCATGGTATGTTAGACTTCGGCCAGAGCGTAACCCAGTTCTCAGGGTTATCATCAAACTCTAGCACCGCTGGCATTGACATGTAGGTGAATGGGGTTCTTCCACCAGTCCAATGGTCAGGGTTACGAATCTCACGATATAAATCATTTGCAGCAATACGGGTACCTACGATAAGCAGTTTGCCGTTATCACCAAGTCGAGTTACAACGTCTCGCTGCAACCACAGTAATTGCTTTTCCCATTCATGAGCGTTAGATGTAGTAACAACGTCGTCAAGAATGATAAGGTTAGAACGAGCA